CTCTTCTAGTTCAGCCCTTAAGGTGCCAAAAAAGCCTGAGCGTCCCCCAGAGCAGCATCTACTTGTTCACGAACCCAAGGAAGGTCAGTAAAGACTTCACGAACCTTAGATTCAGTACATTCAGGCTTCTCACCACCAAGAGTGATATTCCAGTCAGCTACACACTTAACCAGAAGGTCAAGGGCAGAGGCTTCAATCTCTTCAGCAGACAGATTAAGTTTGCCACCTGTACGTTGTGCTTTCTGCAAGCGACGGTTCTGCTGTTGATGCGAGATAGCCTTATACTTGCTGGAATAAGGACCGTGGACAGTGATAGTCATTTCAGAACCATCATCGTTGGTCAGGATTTCCGAAGTAACAGGGTTATACAGAGTTACGTCAGTAGTTTCTTTTGCTTTACCGATAGCCAGAAGATCAGCCATGTCGGGTATCCTTTCTATGTTGTCGAGTTAGGTTATGGTGTTGTAGTCGGGTATTCTTAAGTGGGGAGACGCAAGACCCGACACTCACGCCTCCCCGTCCCTAGCTAGGGATTCGTAAGATTAAGCAGGGTTACTATCCGGGCGCTTAATCAGAAGGTTGGTCTCAGCGGTAGCGTCATACAGAGCCACAAACGGAAGCGTAACAAGGCGCGACTGAGGGTTTTGAACCGGGACAGAAGCACCATTATACTTGACACGGGGGAACGAGAAGGTGTAGGTGTTGCTACCAGTGGGGTCATCCACAGTAACTTCAACAGCACTCTCAGTCTCATTCAAGAACTTGTTAATCAGCGTCTCATCTTCGTAGTAGACAGTCATAGTGCCTTCCACCACAGCACGACCAAACTCAAGCTGTTGTGCGCTGTCGCTACCAATAACAAAGGTAGGAGCGAACGAGTTGGTCATAGAAAAGTCAATGCTGGTAACAATGTTAATGCCCGAACCACCATCAGAAATAGTCCCGCTATAGCTGTCAAACGGAGCAGCCGAAGACGAGGCAGTGGGTGTGCCGCCAGTGGAACCAGTGCTGCTGTTCTGAGTCATAGTCTTACCAACCATGTCAAACGTAGCAGTAACCATCTGGTTAGGTGCGATGGAAATGTTCATAGTCGAGACAGACATACCAGTGAACAGACGATACTGAGAAATGTCCTCAGCAGCATCTTCAATGGTGAAATACTTAGGTGTAGTGCCAACCTTCAGTTCGTCATCTGCACCAACCGGACTATTGTCCCAAGTCGAGAGCATGGCAGACTCAAACAGAGCGTCAAAGTCACCATTACGGAGGTCAACTTCAATAGAACCACCAGCCGACTTGTTACCATGACGGTCAACGCGAGGCATACGGTCTGATTGGATTTCATTACCTTCAACACGATCCTTAGTCAGATCAAGAGAGTGTGTGTTAAAGGGCAGATAGGCAAAAGTGGGACTTGCGGGCGTGGTGCCAAAAACGCTCTCAGCAATATAAGCTAGGCTGGAGCGAGAACCCTGTGCAAAGGCCATTAGTATTCTCCTTCAGAGATTTCAGTAGTTTCTGATTTCTTAGCCTTGGGCTTTTCCGTGAGAGCGGAATCGACCGCCTTGGCTACAGTTTCGGGGACTTCATCCGAGACGAAGTATGTCTTGCCACAATAGGCAAAATTCTGTTTCGCTTTATACATGGTGTTTCCTTATTGCGAATATATGTACCAGCCAATGTCCACTACGACCTCGTACCAGTTATCTACAGCCCTACCCTCATTACGCTCAGCATAGTCTACCGATACGATAATTGTTTCTGAGGAAGAATTGGTGTAGCTGATGTCTGTAGTGGCATCGAATGTGGTTATGATAAGGTTGGCGAGGTCATCAGCAGCAGCAGGGCCATTACCTTCGGCTACATAGCAAGATACTCGGAAGAACCCTTCATAACGCTTCTGTGGGTTAATACCACGGACTGCTGGTCTACGAGAGGTGGGGTTCTCATAAGCAATCTGAGGAATGCCACTTATGTTAGAGAGTTCAACCTCAAAGGCTGCTCGAATGTCATCATAGATAGCCATTACCTGAACCTTCTTCTAATCTTGGCAAACACTGCATAACCGGGGGTATTCCAACTCTCACCATACTCAACATCATTGGAATGTGGCGCTCTATTACGAAGGGTCACTCTGGCATTACCATCCTCAATCATCTGCTTAAGGTTCATGCCAGCAATGTCGCTCTTAAGTTGGTCGTAACCTTCTTGCTTTTTCTGAGAGGGGCTTTGATTGCGAGGCTTACCTTTTGAGGTTCTACTACGACCACCACCAAAGCCTGCTGGACCCATTGAGAAGGAAGTTACGTAAGCACCAGTATCAACACCGTCCCCACGACCACCTCCAGTAAGAGCAGTATGAGTGGCGTAATAGGCAATGTCGTCCAGCCTTTCTTCTACCCTTTGTGCGGTAACCTCGGAGATACGGTCTTTGGTAGCCTGAAGGGTAATCTGTTTAGACATTATTCACGAACCTGACAGATATAACACACGAGGGTATCAGCATGGTAAATCTTCTGTGTGGAGATAACACCTACGGTATCACCAAACCCAACAATCTTATCACCTACGTCTGGTTCAGGCAATCCTACACCTGAAATGTCTCTGACAGGTAGGAGAGCCTTACGGTCGCCCATAACTACACTATCATTATCTATCTCAGTCAGGTTGTAGTCCGACATATAGCAACGTACTGTGTAGTCAGTGTTTGTAGTTGAGGCAACAGTTCCAGTCGTAGGATTATAGGCTCCGTAAGAAATCTTCCTAAGCGTGACCTGTTGGCCGAACTGACTGATTAACGTATCCATTGCCATGCTTGTAAGAACAGCCATTAGTAGTCCTCATAACCAGAGTCCATGCCATCATAAGAAGGGGGGTTCCAGAAACGATCACGGGTAAACGAAGGCTTCACTCGATCGGTATTCTCACGAGCAATCTCAATATCCGTCTTAGTGATACCACCAGCTTTAACACCAATACCTGCACCGATCTTAGTGGCCTGATACTCAAGCTGGTCAGCGAGGCGATTGTATTGGGCAGCAAGGTCACTGTAGTCAGCCGAGAGTTGCCCATCCAAGTCAATATTAACCTGACGAGCATACTTACCAGCAATAGCCCTAGCCAACCAAGCAGCAGCAGAATAAATGCTATCTCCAGTCTGGCTCAGTGCGAAATTGACTTCAGCATCTTGAACCTGTGGGTCATTACTATCAGTGTCCCCAAGTAGGAAACGAGTGGCGTTAAGACGACCCGAAGCTGTGTCAGTACCGAGGTCTGTGTCATCATATGTGAAGCTCAAGGTCGTCTCCCTTAGTGCTTAGTCATTACCGAGGATGTGGTCACGCAGTTGGTAAAAGTCTTCAACGATCCAAGGGTTGCGGTTGAGGAACCTACGGATAAGACCACGTTGCTTATCTTCAATCTTGGACTGCTTACACCGCTTATCGTTAAACTCTTGGGTTGTAGTTGTCTTGTCTTTGACGATGCCATTGAGTTGGACTACAAGACGATAAAGCTGTTCTTTGTTCATCTCACCCAGTCGGTCACCAACCTTATTCGCTTTGGCAAGTTCACTGTTGTGGTAGATGAAACCTTGGGCGTACAAACTAGCGACATCTTTCATCTCTAGTTCACGTTCGGCCCAGTTGAAGTGTTCAGACCGATTCCATTGCTTACCATCAGCAGTAAAGGGCATCTTAACGAACACGGGCCAGTCTACTTGCCAACCAAGATAACGGGGGTGCATACCATCTTTGATAGTAGCCATAGTAGTTCTCCATAATAATATTAAACTGTTTGGGATGTATTGTTATTGAGAGTACCCCACCTATATCTTAAGTGGGATACTCTAGCTTTAATCTACAGATTAGCTGATAGCCGAGCTAATGAAGCCACCCAGATCAGCGCCCACAACTTTCATGCTGTAGGCCATCTTAACCTGAATGTGCTCTGCAACCTGCTGACGCTTCAGCGCATCGTCCGAGAACGATTCAACCGAAACACCCAAGTTGTTTGCACCGGGGATGTTGTTCCAAGCAAAGGTCATACCAGCACCCGGAGTCATCAGACCACCCGAAGCAGGCGTGTGAACCAGCAGGACGTTGTTGCCACCAATGAAGCTGTTGCTCTCAGCGACACCCTCGACTGAATCATTCTCGACCGCTTCCATCACGTAGAAGTT